TTGCCCGATAGTGCATTCTGCTCCAGTGATGCCAGCGCAATCCGTGCCAGTTCTTCCGCTTCTTCTGCTGGCAGTACAACGTTGCTACCAGGTCCGTATGTTTCGCGCCACTGCTTGATTGTCAGCAGTCGCTCTTTGGTAATAGTGATCATGCCGCGTTTCCTTCTTTCTTATTAACAATTACACCGTCATATATTTCATTAAGGTGCCCTCTCAACTCCATGCGCCTTAATGCAGATAACATGTAATCGCATTCAACCTGCTTATTCCCAATAAAAGGTTTATCTTCAGGGTTACCCCAACAGCAATTCCCCTTGGGCCATCCATGTACTTTCCGTACTCTTCCGTTAACAACGTGAAGTAATCCCCAGCCAGGAGGTAAATCCTCAATTGAAATAATTCCCGGCTCACTAATAAAGAATCGCCAGTCGCCCATTCCAAGAGACGGATTTTTACGAAAACGCTTTTTTCTATCTGCCAACAAATCAGCACGAGAACACTTCGCCTCTATCAGGCATGATGCTGAATTTCTGAACCCCATAGCATCTGGCTGTTCTCCGGTACTGGTTACAGCTATAAAGCGGTCATGAAAACAAACCTTGAACCCGTTGCGCTTAAGGAACTTGTACGCAATCTGACAGAGTTCGCGGTGTGTTAACGCCATATCACTCTCCTTTAGTGCGCAAATGGTTTTTCCAGCGGTTTTGCGCCGCGCTGGGCTTTTTGCAAAAACCACAATCCATCATCCCGTAATATTTCATCAACCCCATCCGTCGGTTGCTGAGTCTCACCCACTGCCAGACGCCAGGAGCGTTTCTACGAACTAACAGAATCTTTGCTTTACGGTTTTTCATCTTACTGCGTACCCTTTCTTCCGCCTGTTCTGTGACGCAGTAGGCTTACGCTTTGCGGCAAAAGCCACCTGACCAAATGGATGGAGTACCGCTATCTTATGGTTGCTAATAACCAGCTCCACCACACGCACAGGTCGCTGTAAAAAAAGTCGTTTTGCCTTACGGTTTTTCATCGCTTTGCTCTCCTGCGTCTCTTTGCTGCTCGTCGTGCCGCTGCAATACCGGTATGGCGGCGCTTTGGTGCTGGGGTGATGTTGTCAGCCATCAGGACCTGTGGCTTTGCAATTAGCGCAGAAGCCCAAAAACGAGTCGGGTACGGTAACAAGCCAATACATGCCACACGCACTACTCACCTCCGTTGATGCGAATGCCTGTTGCAATGCTGTTTATGATGCTGTCAGTGCATGGGGTAGAAAGCTGGGCATCTCCAGCAATTTTCATGACATCAACATCTGCATATCGAATACCGAGGTGTATCAGACCGGCTATACCTGACTTAAGCCGAGCATTTTCCATAAACAGATCCTTTGCCCGCTGTTTTTCTGCCTCAAGCTCAACGCGCAACTTCCCTACCGTTAGCGCAATATCCTCGTTCTCCTGGTCGCGGGATTTGATGTATTGCTGGTTTCTTTCCCGTTCATCCAGCAGTGCCAGCGCGATATCTGGCGAAAAGTGCTTCATAAAATCGTTAAGCGCATTAATTCGCTGATCGAAGGGCATTACAGGTGCTTCACCAGCAATTTTTGTTTTTTCAGCGATTTCACGAAGCTTTTGATAATCAATCTTGCTCACTGGTTGCCTCCTTTGCGAAGCTGTTCAGCAATACTTACGCATATCTCTGCGCCTCTAATCAGCCCCGGAACGTTCTTGTTTGGCCCAACTTCACCATCAACAAAATCAATCATCGCGTTACGAGCCATATCCACCCCCTGCGCACGTACTTCAGCCAGGAGAGCGTCGGTAGCTGGGGTTTCCGTGAAGTTGTCCTCCCAACCGTAGTACTCCTGACGACAGAAGTTATTAAATTCCTTCTCCGACTGTTTAAGCGCCGCATTCTCCACTGCCAGCGCCGCGCACTTGGCCTCAAGAGCGGCAACCACTTCCTGATGGTCTTTGTACTTAACGTATGAGCCGGAGATGTCATCACCTTCGGTGTTTAGCCATGCGTCATTGCAATTCACTGCGTAGGTTCTGATGCTGATGCTCTCCCGCCCCTGACAGACGCCAGGCCAGTCAATAAAGTATCCGCAATGCCTACCCTCAGACGTGCGCGCAGGATAAATGCCGTTATGACCCGGCAAAATATATGCTACCCATTCATCTTGCGTTGCCTGTTCCGCCGCCTCGCGCAGTTCTTGATAGTCAATCTTGCTCACTGGTTGCCTCCTTTGCGAAGCTCAGCGGCGAAGGCTACTGCGTGATCATGATGTTCAAGCGTGTATGCACACTCCGCAAACATCTCCACGCCCTGCGCCCGTACTTCAGCCAGGAAAGCATCGGTGGCTGGCATATTTCCTGTTGCCTTCATGGCCTCCAAAATAACCAGAACGCCATCTCGCCCAACCACCTCAGCGATAACCTCGGTGTTGTCGCCAACAACATCGCAGAATGCCTGAACTGCCTTACGAGCCAGCTCATTCTCCACTGCCAGCGCCGTGCGATTACCCTCCAGCTCTGCAATGCGCTGTTTTGCGGCATCCAGTTCAATCGACAATTTTTCCAACTGCTCTTGATGCTTCTTGTATTCCTGATATGCGTGCCAAGACTGACCTTTGCGCACACTATCAGTGATATCAGTAATCTGTTCTGGTGTTAGCGTGGTCAGTGGCTGTGATGGGAAAATAAGCACTTTCCCGGAATCCCAATCAAAACCAGCGTGAATTGACTGAACCTCAACTGAAGGTGTTGAACCAATGCTGCCAGGCGAATGAACAACGATTGTTACATCCATATCGCGACGATGGCTGTGGTTGTTGGACAAAATACGATTCACCAACTCAGAAAATTTGGAAAATTTCATGCTGATTCCCCTTTCTCTGCTCTCTCCTGTCGGAACATCACTATCATCAGGTCGCCTTTTGTCGCTATCCTGGCTGTTGTACCTGGTTCAATGCGGCTAAGCTCAAATGCGTCATAGAACGCTTCTAATGCCTTCTGGCGTAGTTCCTGTTTGCGCCGTTTTTTCCACTGTTTTAGGAAAATGGAACCCAGCCATCGCCATGTGCGGGACATGATGTAAAGCCAACCGAGAAGTGCCAGACCGGTATTTAGGAGCGTATCGATCGTTATTGTCGTGTCGATATTCACTGGCTGCTTCCTTTGCGAATCTGTTCCGCCCATTCTTCAAGGGATTTCTCCGCATATTCACCAGACAGGCCATCAATCGGATGCGCTTCATTAGCCAACTCTTCTTTCGCTGACAAAATCATGCGTGTAACGTCGAAAACTTCACGCAAAGACTTATTGATAAATCCGTGATTGAACGCAGCAGCAAGACGGCTGGCGGTATAGTTAATCCCCTCGTTGCGTGCTTCCGCACGAATTTCAGACAGGAAAGCATCGGTGGCTGGGGTTTCGACATTAGGTCGAAGCTCATAATCACAAACTCTTTCAATCCATGGTGATACTCTGTCGCATTTCCTCTTCTTGCGTTCACCGACCTTGGTTGCCTGCTGAATAATTACCCCCCAGCAAATGCTTTCGACCTCTTCGCTCCATCCATCGCAAGCATCGCCTCTATAGTCGTCAATTGCAGCCTCAGCAGCAGCGATAGCCTCCTCAGCAGTTTTGTGACACTCGAAACTAAATTCAGAGCCATATGAGAAATACATAGCCCCGGCCTTCAGCGCCGCATTCTCCGCTGCCAGCGCCGCGAGATTAGTCTCAAGCTCTGCAATTCGACACATAGCATCAATATTTGTGTCCTCCAGGCGCTTAATTTCACCAAGCAGCTCCAGTGCAACCTTTGGGTTGAACGCGGCAACATAACGAGCGTTGTTCTCTGCATTTTTCTGTCCATCAAAGCCGGTCCATTTGATAACGTCTTCACATCGTTCATCACCGGGCGTGTGCACCGCATAAGTACCAGTATCCGTCGAAATAAATGCGACCCATTCGTCTGGTGTTGCCTTTTCTGCCGCCTCACGCAGTACCTGATAGTCAATTGTCATTCTCGCCATCCTTCACAGTTGTAATCACTACAGCCTTCAAAATCATATGGGCTGTACTGCCAGGTTATTTTTCCGCAATGCGGACAATTCCAACGCACCTTCCCGCTTCGCGACTTCTTTCTTCTGTTCTGCTCTTTCAACCAGTCAGGCATGACCAAACCTGCGCCCTGAACCATTGTTCTGCGGTTAAAGTTATTGATATTGAACGTCCGGCGCTTTGCTGCATCAGCAATGGAAAATGGCAACCAAACTATTCCTGGTTCGTTTTTGTTGGCGACGCTAAAGATGGTCGCTTTACTGAAGTCATCTGTTGGCAATCCACCGTGTTGAAGCCAGTAAACATCGTTGCCGTTCCAGCTACCTTTTTTGTAGGCCACATACGCAGTGCAATCTGACTCAATCAGGCTTTCTGTAGGGATGTACTGGCAATCAACGTGCCACACAGCCATTGCATCCACACTATCGGCACAAACAGGCTGATCGATATCTCGCCCACAATTCCAGGCTTTTTGGGCTTCTTCCAGCGTGTAAACATGAGCGCGATCGATATCAGAACTGTAACCATTGCCGTTATGGCAATGGAATGAGGCGTTATTACCCACAGTTTCACGCAAGCACATCATGTAAAAACGGTTACTCACTGGATGCCTCCCAGCAAATTTGTCTTATATAAGAACTGTTAACGCGCTTTACTTTCCCGTCGAACTCCAGTTTCTTTAGACGACGCAAAACGTATGCCGTTTTGAGTGTGCGATATTTATCCCTAAGCCAGTTGGTCACGACGTAAGTCATACAGCGCCCGTGTTCTTCCAACACCCGAACTATTTCTTCGTCGGTTGGCTTGCTCATTTTGTCGCTCCTTCAGCTTTCTCTACTTTCGCTGCCATGATTTCCAGCTTTTGTGCTGCCGATGCCGCTAACCTGTGAAATTCTTCATCTGTTTCAACTGGAATTGATACAAACCTGACACCAATTTGAGCAAGGCTATGCGCCATTTCGAGACTTGCTCTTAACTCTGCTGGGGATGCTTTATTCAGGCCGACTTCCTCACAAATAACTGATTGCATACGCTCGCCCTACTGAATACGCTCAAACTCGATTACCCAAACCCAGGGATTAGCACTCCAGCTTTCTTCGCCGTAGATGGATTCCCACAGGCGCTGGAACGCAACCTTGGCCATTGCGAAATCCCCCTTGGGAGTAAGGAATGTTCCCGGGTGATCAGGAAGCAAACTTCCAGCAGGCGGAACGCCCTCATCCCTTGCATCGCATTCGCTGATATCGTTCAACCGCTCAACGCGCACGTTGGTAATTTCCAACAGGATGCGTGATGCCCATCGCGGCATGTGAATTGATGGACGCCACCCACCATCAAACTTTTCATTCACTGTGTGAGGTTTCCAGTCGGCATCATCTGGTATCGACCATAAACCGTAATCACCAGGCTTTTGCTCACAACTGGCCCGATAAATCCTTGCTGCGTTCTTCTCATCGCCACGACAAAGGTTGTCGTTCCAGTCCACACTGCAACCATCTTCATTGCCTAATATGGCCCATGTTTCACGAACCCAAATTCGATCGCCGACGATACCAAAGGGGCAATTGAAAACACTGCTTACACCATCAGCCCCGTACCACTGAAAACCTGCACCAATTTTTCTAACCATCACTGGTGCTTCTGGACCAACTTCCGCAGGCTGATTTTTCATTATCCGCCGCGTCTGCGTTTTCCTTCCTTCGAGGATGGCCCGGACCATCTCATCGTTGAAAATCATGCCGCGCTCTTTCACTTCGCCTTTCATGCATCCCCCTTACCCATGCGCGACGATGCCGCCAAAAGTGATAGAGAACAGCCAGAAATAGATCGCGGCCATAATGATTTTGAATGCCGTGTTCATATTTTCAGCTCCTGTGATTGATTGGATACATGCCGCGCCTTGCGGCATGTTTTTATTTTCACTTTCTCTGTTTTAAAAATCAAGATTTATTAGAGCAATTATCGTTGATAAAGAAGCGCATTTTCATATTCCCTGACCATTAACGTAAGTACGCCGTGACTCCTGAAAACACGCGCCACTTCAATCTTATCTTCCAGCGCGAACGCAATTTTACTTAGACCAATTTTCTTCAGGATATCAATCTTTGCAGGGCCGTCATTTCTGTCATCGGTGGCAGGACGCATAGATAGCAAAGGCTCAGCCCCATTTGTTACGTGCTTACGCAACCAGGCTCGTGTTTTATCCCTTGCGATCTCACAGCGCCCGGTTACAAACCAGACCGTGTAAACGTTAAATAACTGGCGCACAATATCAATAACTGGAGTTATGGGAGTATCAGTGTCACAGGCGAGATTAAACTCGTTCCAGTCCTTTGTTAATGCACCTTTACCTGGTGGCGGAAGCAAATGCAGTCTGTCTTCAGTTGCCTCTGATATTGTTCCATCAATATCAACTATGACGATATACGGACGTTCCTGGTGTGCGTGTTTATTGAAAATACTCAAATGCCCTCCTCATTGGACGAAAAAAATGCTGGTGGGCGCACTCCACCAGCATTAAAAGTGACACTGTAACTGTCAGCGAACGTAAATAGTGCCGCCGTTCTCTTTTTCCCATGCATCGCTACGTGCATAGCAAACATCGAGAAGTCTTCTTGCCGCTGTTTCCTCTAAACCCAATTCGACAACCAACTGCTCATGACGGCGGGTAACCACATCAAACAGGGTATGCAGCCCTTTAGCTGCCAGATCATCAATAAATTCCGGTTCGAACGGCAGCTCTGCCTCTGCCAACATAACCTCTTGCGCCCACTCAACTCGACGGACCAGTTCCGGGCGGCGGCTTTCCATCTCTTTACAGATCAATTCATGGAAGAACTCTACCCAACCTTCCGGCTGGAACTCGCGGAAAATGGCCAACGGCTGGAAGTTTGGCATCAACCATTCGTTGATCCGGATATCAATGGCATAGCCCATGTCGCAGCAGAACTGATAAGCAAAGTCCAGCTTAGAAACGATATAAGGACGCTCGTTATTGAACTCTTTAGGCGATGAGATCCCATAAGCCAGGAGGCGCGGGAAGAAGGAGATTTGCCCTAACGTCGGATGAAGTTTGCTTGCAGGGAAACGGCGCTCAGTAATGCCATACATTTCCTTCTTGAGCGTCGCAAATTTGGCATTCTCATTAACCAGCGCGGTAACCTCTGCTTTTTTATTAGCAAATGCCACGCGCGCTTCGCTTGCATCTTTAATAGTTTTTTTGAGCTGTTGGTTAAGGTCGGCGACCTGCTTACGCAGTTCCTGTCGCTCGCTTTTAGCTTTGTTATAGCGTTTCTCAAGGTTAAAAGGATCAAGTTTCATGATCTCTTTATATTGAGATTTTAGCGTTGAAATCTGTGAGTTCCGCAGTTCAACCATCGCGGTCATTTCATTGAGTTTTGTTTCCAGCTCAATGCTTATACGTTCGGCATTATCAGCACGCTGGTTGGCGTCATGCGTCGCATCGTCGATCGCGTCCTGTTGCTGGCGTTTCAAATGTTCAATTTGCAGCTGAAGCTCTTCAATTTCTTTACCCTTCAGACCGAGATCCAACTGCATATTTTCAGCTGCATCTACCAGGGAGTTATGGCTATCAGCTTCTGCGTTATAAACATCAATAAGCTGTGCGTGAAGCATCTCCGCTGACTGAACCGCATTATCAAAAAAACGCGCTGTGAGGTCATCACAACTAACGCGGCGTTGCGCGGCCCGGATGTTCTGGATAATGGCCGGGATACCGGCATTCAGGACGTCAGGGATAGATACATTTTCGATTGATTGGTTTTGTGCTGAAGTGATCATTTCAAAGTTCCGTATTAGCTTGTGCTTCGGTCATTTTTCCTAAGTATGAAGGAGGAAGGACTACGCAATTTGTATCCAGTCCCTCACCTATGGCAGCCTGTAAAATTCTGGCTAAGGTGAGTCTCTTGTTGCGATACCTGGTGATGACATGCCTGATACCGCCGGTCGGCGTAACAAAGGCGATCAGCCAGTAGTGATATTTCCGTCGGAATGGCCACATAGTGCACCTTGTAGATTGCTCTAATAAAAAACGTGATGAGTGTACATCACGTTTTAAAAATATGGAATTATTAGAGCAATATTATTCTGATTCTCGCTCAAAAAATGAGCTGATAAGGGGAAGCCAATCCTCTGACACTTCGCGAGGTCGCGGTTTGCCGTGGAAAAAGATTATTCGGCAGTCTTTTGGTAATGCCCCATTCCCCCTGGAGTAACGCGCGCTCGCATATTTTGAACCAGGTTCCACAACATCGGCCTTGTAACTTACAAACCATCCTGGATACAGATCCTGAAATGCTGGTGTATCATCGCCCATAACCTTTCGTAAGAACCCCTGGTCACCCCAGCACTCAGTAGTGACACAACGAGAAATCCAACCTTCCGGATCTTGCCAGAATGAACTCCAGATATGCGCTTTAACACTATTTGGTATCCACAGGGCACCGCTGCCACGATATTGTGGATGGTAAAAATCCCTAAGCATGGTGAAGCTGGTTGGTGGATGCTCTAGGATTGGGCGTATATCACCGGCAATAACCGTGTCCAAATCCAGATAGAACAGATCATCGGTTATATCCGGTCGGAACAACTCGATTTTCGCCCACCAGCCACGGCACTTTTGCCACTGGTTGATCAATGGGACAACTTTGACGCCAGGTACATGTAAACGCTTCAGGTCTGTCAGGCAAATAATTTCATAGCCTTTTGGCAGTTGATTAACCAGCCACTGCACATCGGAAGCGTTATAGTCACCACCAGAGCGAAAAACTAAAGCAATCTTCATGCTGCACCATCACCTTTCACTTTCATCAATGTCAGGTTTCCGCAAAATACGGCACCAGTGTCGATATACTGCTGATTCCAGAATGTCTTCGGGCTTTTCACCGGAGTGTGGCCAAAGATAAAACGATCTGCGCCCGAAATTTCGCCACCAATATCATCCATCGAATCACTGATACGCTCGCGCGCCCAGACAACGTTGAAAAGCGGTACCTCCTTACCGAATTGGTATTCATTATCCGGATAGTCGGCATGGGCTATAACGATAGTTTCTTGCCCGGTGTTCAACTCAATGATATAGGGCAGACGCTTTACCAGCTCCACCAGCGCCCAGGCTAATATTTCCTGATCAGTGTCCAGCATGAAGAACCATTGTCCGCCATTCATTAGCCAGTTATTCACGTTGCCATCTGGACTTAACGCATCAATCATCAGCCGCTCATGGTTCCCCATCACTGCCCTGAACCAGGGCATCTGCAATAGTTCCAGACATTCGACATTTTCAGTACCGCGATCGATAAGGTCGCCGACCGATATCAGTAAATCCTGCGCCGGGTCAAAATCCACACGATGGAGTTCGGACATCAGTCTGGTGTAGCAACCATGCAGATCACCAACAACCCAGACATTCCTGTATTTGGTACCGTCGATACGGTGATAAATTGTGGGTGCCATCATGTATTCTTCAGCCATTCTTTAAGAGTCATCTGCGGAATACCTCCCATTTTCCCGCATGAAACAACGTCAATCTGTTCACGCGCAGACTGGAATAACAAAGGCAGGTGACTTAGATTTTTTGGCGTGCCGCCGGAGTGAACGCGTGGTTCTTGTGTAGCGTCAACGCCCACCAGGGCGACATGTTTGAATCCGATATGGAAAGCCAGGTTCAGAGCGCCATATGCACTATTGCCGCTGGCAATTTCATTCTCATCTTCGCAAAGTCCGAAATGTGCGGACCAGCGCCACGCCCACCACTCGGGAGAATTCGTATTTTTTGGCTCCATGCCACGTTCAGCCACACGACGGAAGCACAGAACGCCGTCTCTGACTTCACGTTCTTTAACATCGGGTAGTGCCATGCAATAACAAACACCACGGCGACGGCGGCCACGACCAACGCGCCGCATATTGTCTGGCGATGGATCAAGTGTGAAAAAATAAGAAGCGCGGTTCAGCCAGTCGATGGCCCCATTGACCGCTATAATCGGCACTCCGCGCGGCGCAACAAAGTTTGCGGCGCTTGGGCCACTGCCGACGATAATAACGCGATCACTGCCTCTAAATTTATTCTTGGGAAACATTGAATTGCACTGCTCCTACTTGCATTCAAAATATGTAAATCTGCGTGTTTTTTGCGGGTATCCAGGAACTGCTGTTGCCATTTTGAAATAGACACCTGCGTTGGATTCCGTAGGGCTTGAGGGTGCGCGCCATGCCAATGAAGGCCGTTTTGCAGAGAACAGTCATAGCCGACTAATACCACTACTTCAGCCCCTGATTCAGCAGCCAGACTGATAGCCTGCGCGCCGCTATTTACCCCTTCCGCCGGTCCACAATATCGCCTGTACTCCAACGAAAATGATTTCGCCGCCGCCAGGTTGGCTGTCACTTTGCGGAATCTCCCTCCCGGTATGGTGGATCCGTATTGCTTCCACCATGACAAATCACCGGCGTATAAGGCATAAATGTCATCGAACATCTGCCAGGAATTGTTAACCGCGATGATTGAACAGCCAGTTTTTTCTATAGCAGCACAGTCCTCACGAGTGAGTGACGGACCGCTACCGACACAAAAAACAGTCCTAGTCGCCCTGGGTGGTATGTTCATTCTCAGCTGCAAATTCAGCCTCCAGGCGAGCATTCATTTCAGCGATTACAGGGTCCACTACAGCATCTGTTTCCTGTTCATTACGCGGCATGACCGATGCCAGCGACTCATAATTAACCTTGGATGACACGATTATTCTCCCGATGTTAAAGTGCACTACCACAAAGAGTGTACATGCACTAATTAATTTATTATTTTAAGCGACATACAACCACTTATCGCCGTTCAATACATGCTCAATAGCCTCACCCTTTTTAAGGCTTATGTATTCCAGGATGGCGGTTATCGCTTGTTCTGCACCATACGCAAGAACGACGTAGTAACCTTCCTCTCTAAGCCTGCGCATCCAGGCGATCTGCTCTTTCGTCGGGGCTTTACCATTTGGTTCTTTAAGCTCAATTCGCATGCCGTGATAAATGCCGCATGCTTTATCGAGACTCATGTCCGGATAACCTTTTTTCTGCCCTTCAGCCTTCATTTTCCCGGCGGTTGCTTTTGAACGTTTCCCTCCGTTAGGCGTTGCATGCAACAGCTCATAGATGTCAGGGTGCTTGCGTTCGAAGTAATCAAAAATGAAAACCTGCTCGAAGTGCTCGCAATTTCCGTCGCGCAGGTCTGGGTTCTTTGCCAGTGCTGCAAGTGCCTTCGCATGTGGAGAAACTTCTTTTACCGGCGCAAGCGATAAGAATGGATCCTTTTTGGTTTTTGGCCTGGACCGCCCCTTATTTCGACGCTCACTAAAAGCCTGAAACTCTTCCTCAGTAAAGCGCAACATAATCAGTCAAATCCTGCCGGTCGCATGCCATATTTACGCTGTTTTGCGGCCTGCTCTTCCCTGTGCCATTGCGCACATTCAGCGTCACAATAAATGCCTGATTCAATCGATTCATTGCAGTAACGACACTTCCCTGTAAATACCTGGCTCACGACCTGTGCCTGCTTTCTGATGTTATCGATGGCCATGTCTTTGAGAGCTTCTAACTGATTCATGCTCAGCTCTGCATCATCAACACGTTCTGCCAATTTTGTTTCCTCGTGAAGAACCTACTTAAGGGCAGAATGATACATTTCACAATCAAAATTGCACTAATGATTTTCTTTTATTGAGTTAAATATTCAACAAATGACTAGCGGTAGAATCACCATCATCTATTTCTGGCAGGCTGACTATGGCTACATCAATCACTACAACCCAAAGCACCCGGCAATATCCTCTGTCGCGGTATGACGACCGCAACATAGCCGATCCAATACTCAGGGCAGAGCTGCGCAAAGAGGTGATGCTTATGTGTGAATCGAACGACAAGAATCTGACGATTTATTACGTTCTTCCCGATGAGCAATATCGCCCGGATTTGCTGGCTTACCGTATGTGGGGCATAGCAGAGCTACGCTGGGTTGTGACGCTCGCCGCCGGGCTTGAGGATGAGTCTCAGGGTATGACTGTTGGCAAAAAATTAAAACTCCCACCTGCCACTTGGATCCGCGAAATGATTCGCCATTTCCAATACGACGGCCAGGTAATAGGGACATTATCCATTGCGTAAGGGAATTGAATGCCAACTGAATATGCTCGCGACAACCTTGGTCGCTATCAGACCGATGGATTAAGTGCAAAAGACTTTAACAAGGTCTTCGATCTTATCCGTAAACAGCAGCGTCAGAATCGGCGAAACGCGCGGCGTACACTCACCCCAAGGATTATGGGGATGCGTAACCGCGAACTTGAGGCATTCCTCAGCCTTGGGAAAAAGAAAGATGGCACCTACTTTACGCCCGAAGATATACGTAGTTTCAACACCTCAAGGCAGGCTCATAAAACCAAATTCAAGAGCACGGTACCAGGCATTACCTATGCTCAGCTGGTGGCGCAGTCCACCAGCATTGATATAAAACGCGCTAACAACAAAGTTTCTGATGGCACAGGGATCAAAGCCGCGACATTTCTCGGGCTAAAACACAACCTTGCATTGATATCTGTTAATGCCTCGGATGAGTCGGTCCACCAGCATCACCGTGTCAGAATTCGATTTGAGGAATGGGATAAAGCCGTTGAGGATATTGCTGAAGACGGTGCGAAAAAAGCCCGAATCGCTGCCGATCTCTGCAAGGGCCGGGTATCTTTCGACTGTGATTGTGGACGCCATCAATACTGGTATCGTTATATGGCCACGGCTGGTAACTATGCTGTCGCGCCGCCAAAAGAGTATGCATTCCCCAAAATCCGCAACCCTGATCTGACTGGTGTGGCTTGCAAACATGTTTTGCACGCTATGACACGTTTTCAGTCTCCCACATGGCACAAGGCCATCATTATTGCCCTGGAAAAAGCAGCTGAACAGGTAGCCTTCGGCGATGACAAGCGGAAGACAACAACCTATTTCAAAGGCGAACTGGCTAAATCGCTCGCGCGCAACCGGACAACAACGACGGATCAGGCTAAAGCTGCGCGTGAGTATGAGCTGTATCTGAAATCTCAGGATGCATTAGGCAAAAAACTACGCGCAAAAGATAGCGCCACGGACAACGTTCGCCGGTTGTTAAAAAAAGCTCGCACCACGGCAAACAGGAAGAATGCCGAACTAAAAGCATCGCGGGTGAGGGAAGCCCAGGCTCGCGCTGAAGCCGACGCTCTCAAAAAAGCCCTGCAAACGCAGGCGAACAACCTCATAAAGTTTTTCATAAGTCAGGGAATGGACAAGGCCGCTGCCACTGCGCAGGCGCGAAGCATTCTTGAGACACAAATTAACGAAGCCCGTAAACGGAAAGGATAATCGATGGCTGGTTTCTTTGATGACATGTTTGAGGACACAGAACCATCACAACAAGTGACTGGTGATAACCTCCCGGACACCGAATCGGATCCGGATATTCCAGGCGAAGGTTCTGAACTGATTGAAGAGGAAGATATTGATGCTGAAATCGAAACCGATGGTGTTAACGTTGGTAATATTGTTGATCCTGTGGAGGACAATCACCTTCCCAATCTGGATCACGGCCTGCTTAGTGATTCTGGTGTGCGCCACCGTTATCAAGGTCATGCAGTTTTTAATAACCTTGTGCGGATGGACTGGCTCAAAGCAATCAAGCTAGACCCTGACTCATTCGATGCGGTTCTGTATCGCGCAATACCTTACAGAAACAAAAATGCACCTGAAACGGCATCTGAAATAATAGAACCGAACCAACGCATATATGACTATCAGGATCCAGAACTGATAACGGCCCTCGACTGCCCGGATGAGATGGACGCCTTCTACGCGCTATACGACGGCAGTGATAATACGGGAATTAGCGACAGTGCTTTAATCCTTCGGTTAGCCGCCGTTAATGTGCCAGTGGGTTCTATGCTCGAATGGCTGGAACAGCTGTCAGACGGCACAACCATTCGCCGCTTCTGGTACATCCATAAAATATTCAATTACGGCACTGCCAGGGTAGGCAGTTTGTTTTATTGCGTGCCTTCACGCGCCTTTGAAGGGAATTTCATCGGTGATTCTGAATAATCAGGAATGGCTACTGGCCATCTTTAAGAAAAAAGGTCTTACTCCAACTGGTAAGCTGGAATTTGCCACTATTGATGGCATTGATTCGGCGCTCGCACAGGCTTTAAACGAAGCGTTCGACTCACAAGTTGTCAGCTTTAATGATCGCATTAACCAGTCGTTCCGGGAGTTCCTGAAACGCACACCAAGAGATCGCATAACGCTCGGCACTTTTAGTGATGTGAAGGAGTGGTTGTCGTCATTTGAAGCCGATCGCGCCGGGCGCAAAGATACAGCCTCTGCTGGCCCGGTAAATAAGCTGGCAATGCCGCTTGTGAATCTGTCTCGTTCTCCCGCATTTTCAATTTATGAGGGTGAACTGTGCCGGGATAATTACGATGAAGGGCATGTCACCAATGAAAATGATGAGATTGAAGCCCTGGTATCGACTATCCCTTTCTCACTGGAATATTCGCTATGGATAGCCAGTGACGAGAAGGAATCTCTTGGGATGGTTACAACTGCATTAGCATTCTGGCTACGAATGTATGCCAGCCTCGGGCAGGCATCTTTCACTCACACTGCCAATGTCGGCGGTTATGAGATACCGGTTACCTGTTACATAGAAGGGCAAAAATCAATCGCATTTCAGGATCTGACCACCGGCACCGCCGACAACAGGCTGTTCGCGGTTGGATTGAACCTCACAGTAGTGGCGGAGCTTCCTATCCTGGCTTATATGCAGCAAACCACCGGCACCATAACGGTAAAAGCGAAAATTCTGGAGGAATGAGATGGCCACAAAGACCACCACAGCCCCGGAAACTGATTCAAAACGCACTCAGCTATTCCTGCAATCTGTTTCAATTGGGCAGAACGAAATCCCTCGCGAAATGATCGTAGGATGTACCTATGTCGAACCTGGGGAGCTATCTGGTCCCCAGCTTATGCTCATGGTCAGGGATTCAACGGCTTACGTGGTCAATAAGCTGGGGGTGAAATTTGGGACAATACTGACAGTTTCACTTGGTGATCCGGAAGGTCATGGCGGCATCCTCTTCTCGGAAGAGTTCTTTGTTCTTAAAGCGCCGCGCAAGGACGATACTGTACTGATTTACGCGTTTAGTAACCCGGTGCGGTTATTAAAAGTTCCGTCCACCAGCGCACAGTATTTTGTTGATAAGCCCCCATCAGCCGTAGTTTCCTCTCTTGCTCCTGGTCTGAAGGTAAATGCTGACTCATTCAGAAAAACATCCACATACCACCTAAATGTTGGAGAAAAACCGACCAAGGTATTGCAGGAGATAGCCCGCGATACCGGTTCTATGTGCTGGGCATCCAGGGGGACGATCAATTTTAAAAGTATGGAAAAAATGGCAAACGCCGCTCCATCGCTTACTTATGAGTCCGCCAATCCCAACACATCCGGATTTACAATTAGTCAGTTCAACATCCTGAATGCCGATTATGAATACCAGCGCCGCCACAATTACAGAATGGCCAGTTATGACATGACCAAAGGTGTGGTTTACTCAGGTAACCAGGAAGACCCCATTAAATTTACGAGCAATCCCGATCCTACCGCGCTGGCGAACTACAACAAATTCATTCTCCCCCGCCTCGATATGCTGGTGGAAGGAAATGCCGCGCTAACTCCGGGTACGACGCTGAAAATTGTCGTGCATAACACGGCAGGTGACGGAGAACTCGATGAATCAATCCCTGACAAAATGATAGTGATGTCCGTGACTCATTTCGAAGACCGCTTTCGTTTTGTCAGCCGTGCACAGTTAGGAGTGGTGAATGGGTAGTTTGACAGGGAAGTATCGGGCTGTAGTGATAAGCGTCGATGACCCTAAAGGTCTGATGCGTACACAAATACGTGTTGTCGGCATGATGGATGGGTTACCAGATGCCTCATTGCCGTGGGCAGAAGCTATATTGTCCAATGCAAACACGTTTTCACCATTTCTGCCCGGCGATAAAGTATGGGTAGAATTTCCCTACAATGGGGATTCGCGATGGCCATTGATAATCGGTTATGCACAGGATGCATCCGGTGGCGCTCCCAATGTGCCGCCTGAAGCGTCAGGACAAGGTGAAGGCTATGTACCGCCTGAAGTTGAAGGTGCACCAGCACAACCATCAACCAGCGCCAAAAAAGACTTTATTTCGTCGCGGAACGGACTAATGGAGATCCGGACGGCGGGCGGAGCCTGGGCCGTTACGCACTTGAAAAGTGGAACAACAATCGGGTTCAACGAGGCCGGGGAGTTATATGCCATTTCTCAAGGTCCGGCATTCATCTCTTCCGCAGGAAATCTCGATATAAAGTCAGGCGCGGATGTCGCCCTGAAGGCGGGGGGAAGTATGGCGATAGAGGCCAGCGGGAATCTATCCATAAAAGCCGCTCAAGTCTCTGTTGACAAGGCTTAAGAAAAGCCCGGCGTTCGGGCTTTTCTGTTATGACGGGTTCAATTTTTTATCCGTTACCGCGCGACGGTTTCTGCGTGATAAACGTCTCAAGCATCTTTTCCGCAATTGCCGACCAGGTGTGACACTGGACCTTTTCAGCATTTTTCACGCGATCAACGCGAGCAATAACCTCATCCCAATCAATCCGCGACTTGATAACCATATGGTTCACCAAAGCCAGGCGATCTGGCGGAAGGCAATCGGGAGGAGTTAATACCAACGCCCCACACATTGCCGCCTCAAGAACAGTTAATCCAAGGCTTTCGGGATGCGTAACGATAAAAACGTCACTCAGATCGGAAGAGCGTCGTGTAGGGAAAGAGTGTAGATCTCGGTG